CTTACAAACTCTGATCCACAGCATTCATCAAACGTTGGTGCTAATGCTTACTACAGAAGAGTTAGAGTTGCTAACCTCATGTAATCCTGTATCAGGAAACGCATACAACATTAAGAAAGGGGCATTTTGCCCCTTTTTTTGTGCTAAATTATACTAAAAGATAGCACAATGAACGGTCGCGTGAATAAAGTACAGATGACAGCGAAGGTAATGCGTATGAAAGATGGGTTACATCGTCACCAGTGGTATCCTCATTGGACTGAGGATGAGAGAGCGGCAGCTCAGATGATCCTAAATAATGTATTAGATGTATTAGATGAGTATTGGGAATGAGAGCATTTTCACCCGACAGTAAGAACTTTTTATCACCCGTTGGGTTTAAGTTTCTCATAGAGAGGATACCCACAGTAGAATTTTTTTGTCAGACAGTTAATATACCAGAGATAAGCATAGGAAATAGAACCATAGAGACCAGAGTCAAGGCATACGATACACCTGGCGACAAGATGACCTTTGGTGATCTGAACTTGACGTTCCTGATCAACGAGAACATGGATAATTATTATGAAGTATACAAATGGTTGAAGGGATTATCCAACCCGAAAGAAGAAGAGGAGTTTCATAGGTATCTACAGGGTGTAGTTGAACCTGGCAGACCAAGTAACTTCCAAAAAGCAACTACAGATGCTAGACTGTTAGTGTTAGACAGTAATATGAACACCGTTACCTCTGTGGTATTCATGAATATATTTCCTGTGTCACTCAGTGGTGTCAGATTGACAGCAGATGCGACTGATATTGACTACGTAACAGCAGATGTTACCTTCAAATATACCCTACTAGAGTTCATAGATAGCGACGGACAGAAGGTCTAATATATAATATAACAAGACATTTCGTATGAATTTGGAATTGATAGAGTCCATGTGGAAAGAGGACTCTAAACTTGATGATGAAAAATTAGATCATGATTCTCTAGAAATACCTAGGAAACATGCCAAATATCTTGCCTTGCTCAACCAAGTCACAGTGATGAGGGACGAGCATGATTTAAAAGTCAAGTCACTTTACCGTGAACTCTGGGAATTTTATACTGGAAAATCTGAAAAACCATTTCCTACTAAACTTCTAAAGACAGACATATCTATCTACATAGATTCTGATCTAAAATACCAAAAGGCAGTCTTCAAGCAAAAGTATTATAACCAGATGATTGATACTCTCAAGAGTATCCTAACGGCCGTGAACAATCAATCGTTTCATATAAAGAATGCGATTGAGTTTGCTAAAATGCTGAAGGGTTATGATGTCTGATGTTCTAATTAAAAAGAAGAACGAAGTATATCTTACAATAGAGTGCGAACCACATGTTCAGCAAGAGTTAGCAGACCAGTTCACCTTCGAGGTGCCCGCTGCGAAATTTATGTCTGCCTATAAAAAGAGGTATTGGGATGGAAAAATCAGACTCTTCAGTCCAGCTACAGGTGAAATATATGCTGGCTTGCTACCTTACGTTACAACTTTTCTACAGGAGCACGGATACCCCTACGAATTCATCGCCAACAGTGTCTACGGACTTCCACAAGAAGTGGATGACCTTGTTACACCCTCTGGTGTCGGGGCATTCGTTAAGGGATTACAGTTACCTCACAAAGTAAGGGACTATCAGTACCAAGCAATCTACGAAGCAATGAGATACAGGAGAAGATTACTCCTGTCACCTACTGCTAGTGGTAAAAGTTTGATGATATATGCCCTCTGTAGATACTTTGGTAAGAAAAACCTAAAGACACTCATTGTAGTGCCTACTACGTCCCTTGTGGAGCAGATGTATGAGGACTTCAAGGAGTATGGTTGGAATGTCAATCACTATTGTCACAAAGTATATGGTGGATCCTCACCTAGAAGTGATAAAGATGTTATAATAACTACATGGCAATCCATTTATAAGTTACCTAAGAACTACTTCAATGACTATGGAGCAGTGATAGGTGACGAAGCACACCAGTTCAAGGCAAAATCCCTTACAGGTATCATGAATAAACTACATGACTGTAAGTATAGGATAGGTTTTACTGGTACATTAGATGGATTAGAGACCAACCGTCTAGTATTAGAGGGTGTATTTGGTACTGTTAACAAGGTAACCAAGACAGAGGATCTCATCAAAGAAGGACATCTCTCTGAGTTTCAGATCAAAGTGCTAATGCTCAAGCATGAGTACCAAGAGTTTGATACATATCAGGACGAGATGGAATATATCTGTGCTGACAAGCGTAGGAATAGGTTCATACGTAACCTAGTATGTGATCTAGAGGGTAATACACTGGTGTTATTCAACTATGTTGAGAAACATGGCATGCCATTATTCGATCTGATAAATAAAAATGTAGGGGAATCAAGACAAACCTTCCTTATATACGGTGGAGTAGATACCGAGGACAGGGAGAAAGCACGACGTATTGCTGAGACTACAAAGGATTCGATTATTGTTGCATCATATGGCACTTTTAGCACTGGTATTAATATTAGGAACTTACATAATGTTGTCTTTGCGTCGCCTAGCAAATCCAGAATACGAAACCTCCAATCAATAGGACGAGTCCTACGGAAAGGAGACAATAAAAGAAAAGCAACGCTATATGATATAGCGGACGACATCTCAAAAGGAGGTCGTAGAAACTACACTCTCAATCACCTGATTGAACGTGTTAAAATATACAATGAAGAGTCATTTGACTATGAATTTATTGATGTCAACCTTAAAACAAAGTAGTAATGCCTGACGAAGAATTTCTTGGAGCACTAAAAATGGTAACAGGTGAAGAGGTGCTCTCAAAAGTATCATCTGTTAACGATGAGAATGGGCACTACCTAGTGCTAGACAACCCGATCCTTGTAGAAGAGGTGACAGTTGGCGATAGGGTAGGTGCCAAGGTGTCCCCTTGGATGAAGTTCTCTAAAGAGAGATCATTCATCGTGCCCATGGATAAAATAGTCACCTGTGTAGAGTGTGATATTGAGGTTGAACTGTTCTATAATATGTCTATAAGCAAAATAGATCCAGAGTACGACAAGAAATCTCCTAGAAATGAAGGTCACATAGGATCTGTAGACCAAGCAAGGAAGACTCTAGAGGATATATTTAAGAAGAAAAACAAATATGGTCCTAATTAACCTTTGAACCTGCTACACAGTTAGTGTACACCTTTCAGAGTATGTTGTCAAGCTTGACGTTGAGACCGTAACATAGTATACTTAGAACAACCAAACCTATTGGTATGAAAAAGAAGTCAGAACACTACGTTAACAATAAAGAATTCTTGCTTGCTCTTGTGGAGTTCAAGTCTGAATGTAAAATTGCTGAGGAGAATGGTGCTCCGAGACCCCAGATCAGTAACTACATTGGAGAGTGTTTTCTGAAGATCGCAACACACCTGTCATACAAACCAAACTTTGTCAACTATATGTTTCGAGAGGACATGATCTGTGATGGAATTGAAAATTGTGTACAGTATATCAGTAATTTTGATCCTTCTAAGTCCAGTAATCCTTTTGCTTACTTTACTCAGATTATATACTATGCGTTTCTACGTAGGATATCGAAAGAAAAGAGACAGTTGGAGATCAAGAACAAAATAATTACCAAATCAGGGTACGATCAGTTATTCCACAGCGATGGTACTGACGATCATTCAGCAATGAACAGTATAAAAGAGAACGTACAGGTAAAATCAAATTGAAGATAGCAATAATAACTGATCAGCACTTCGGTGCTAGGAAATCTAGTCGAATTTTTCATGACTACTTCCAAGATTTTTATGAGGATGTATTCTTTCCATGGTTGGAGAAGAATAAGATCACAATTCTACTGGATTTAGGAGATACTTTTGACAATAGGAAGAATCTAGACATCTGGTCTATAGATTGGGCAAAGAAAAATTATTTTAATAGACTACAGGAGATGGGCATCGAGGTTCATTCTCTCGTTGGTAATCATACTGCCTATTATAAGGACACAAATGCTGTAAATACACTAGAAACTACACTAAAGGACTATCCCAACGTCCACATATATTCAGAGGCAACAGAGGTCAATATAGCAGGGTTAGACGTGCTGTTTATACCATGGATAAATGCTGAAAATCAGCAAAAAACCTATGATTTAATAGAATC